AATTCCTCCTGCGTATATCCAGACTTGGTGATCAGATCGACGTTATCGCACCGCGTGTGCTCGAGGTGGGTGGCAAAGTTGTGTTGGAAAAGGTTAAAAGTAATCTTCGCACATCCATTGGCGAGGGAACTAAATACCCGTCGAGGGCAACAGGTGAGATGCTATCATCTTTGGGACTTTCGGAAGCCAAGCAGGACAGGGATGGCAACTTCAATGTTAAGGTTGGCTTTGCTGAGCCACGATCAGATGGAGAGAGCAATGCCAAGATTGCCAACATCATCGAATATGGCAAGCATGGTCAGCCCGCCAAACCATTTCTTAAACCTGCACAGTCGGCGTCCAGAAAGCCTTGCACTGAAGCCATGATTGCCAAACTGGAGGAGGAAATCGGCAAAATATGAGCATTTTATCGGAACTAAATACCCTTATATCCGCCGTGCCACTTCCTGTGGAGACCGGCGTTTTTTCAGGCATGGCGCCGGATGAATATGTAGTCATTCTCCCTCTTTCAGACATTTTCGAAGTCCATGCAGATAATCGTCCTGGCTTTGAGGTACAGGAAGCGCGGATATCACTGTTTTCAAAGTCTAATTATCAACTGCGTAAAAAGCAAATCATTGCTGCCTTGCTGAACGCAGATTTCATAGTAACAGAGCGTCGGTACATCGGACACGAGGATGATACCGGCTATCACCATTACGCCATCGATGTGGCGAAAAACTATGGATTGGAGGAATAAAATATGGCAACCATCGGTCTTGACAGACTGTATTATTCAAAGATAACCGAAGATGCTAACGGCGAAGAAACCTACGGAACGCCTGTTGTACTCGCCAAAGCTATTACTGCCGAGCTTTCGGTGGAGTTAGTGGAGGCAATATTATATGCGGACGATGGTGCTGCTGAAGTAGTGAAGGAGTTCAACAGCGGTACACTTACCCTTGGCATCGATGATATAGGTCCCACTGTTGCAGCGGATCTGACTGGTGCAACTACAGATGACAATGGAGTTCTGATCTCAGCCAGCGAGAACTCCGGGACACCGGTTGCGGTGGGCTTTCGTGCACAGAAGGCTAACGGCACATACAGATATTTTTGGCTATACCGCGTGGTGTTTGGACTCCCAGCTACCAACCTGCAAACAAAGGCTGATTCTATCACCTTTTCTACACCTACCATTGAGGGAACGGTTATGCGCCGGAATAAACTGGACGGTATGGGAAAGCACCCGTGGAAAGCAGAGGTCACCGAAGGCGATCCGGGTGTATCTTCCGCCACTATAACCGGTTGGTTCACGGAAGTTTATGAACCCGTCTACACGCCGGAGCCGTAGGAGGATTGAAAGATGGATACTGAAAGAAGCGCTGTTATCAATATTGGTGGTATGGAATTTGAGCTAATACTTACCACCCGAGCCACAAAAGAGATCGCTCGTCGCTACGGGGGCTTAGAGAACTTGGGCGATAAGCTGCTAAAATCTGAAAACTTCGAAATGGCTCTGGATGAGATAGTGTGGCTGATCACTCTGCTGGCAAACCAGTCTATCCTCGTTCACAACTTAAAGAACAAGGATAACCCTAAAGAAATTCTCAAAGAAGAGGATGTAGAGCTTCTGACTTCACCGCTGGAATTGGCTTCATATAAGAGTGCAATTACTGAGGCGATGTTTAGGGGTACAAAGCGTAATATTGAAAGCGAGGAGGAAGCATCAAAAAACGCGGAAGTCGGGTAACAGACGATGAGGTCTTTACCCGACTTTACTATTACGGCACAGTTCAGATGGGCATGAGCGCAGATGAATTCTGGCTTATGCCCATTGGTCTGTTTCTTGACCTGTGGGCCTGCCATAAGCAGTGGCACGGCATCGAGAAGCCAAAGAAAACGATAACGATAGATGATATTATCCCGACGGGTTTGTAGGAGGTGAAACGGTATGGCGGATAACTTTGGCCTGAAAATTGGTCTGGAGGGAGAAAAGCAATTTAAAGATGCCCTGCGGGAAATCAATCAGTCCTTTAAAGTATTGGGCAGCGAGATGACCCTCGTATCCAGTCAATTTGATAAGAATGACAAATCTGTACAGGCGATTACCGCCCGAAATGCGGTTTTGAATAAAGAAATCGATGCACAGCGGGAGAAAATCGCTACACTAAAGGCTGCATTGGACAACGCCGCCTCCTCCTTCGGTGAAAATGACAGACGCACGCAAAACTGGCAGATACAACTGAATAAGGCACAGGCTGAGCTCAACGGCATGGAGGGTGAGCTGGCTGAAAACGAAAAATCTCTTCGTGATGTGAATCGTGGGTATAACGATGCCGGGCAAAAGGTTGATGAATTCGGCAATGTAGTCGAAGAATCCGTTGATGATGTCGAGGAGTCCTCAAACAAACTTGAAAAACTCGGCTCGGCATTAAAAGGGATAGGCGTGGCCATGGGCGCTGCATTTGCAGCTATTGGAACGGCTGCAGTCGGAGCGGCCAAAGCTCTCACCGATATGACTGTCGGCGCTTCACAGTATGCAGATGATATTCTCACCATGTCAACTGTTACCGGCATGAGTACTGAATCGCTACAAGCATACAAATATGCCGCCGAACTGGTAGATACCTCAATGGAAACCTTAACCGGCAGTATGGCGAGGAATATACGTTCCATGAACTCGGCACGCGAAGGTACAGGCGCAGCTTCACAGGCATACAAAGCGCTGGGCATCTCTATAACCGATGCCAACCGGGTCATTATCCTTGCGTGGGCAGTTTTGCAGGTTGGGATTACGCGAGGCAAAACGTCCTGTCTCTGTGCCCAGGGGCATGAGGTCGGGATGGATTCTCCCTGTCGCCGTATTGATATGTGTTAAGTACCCGTCAATGTAAGTGCTTTTGAGTTTGCCCCATTTACGGTATTCCTGTACCAGTTCAAACAGGCGAACAAGCTCCGGGCGCTTGTCTCGGCAGTATTCGGTGAGCATTATCATTGTCGCATCGTCCGCTGCTTCCTGATGTTTTTCTGTTGTTTTCAGTACCGGAAGACCAAGCTCACTGAAGAGGTACCTCTTGAAAGCAGATGCATTTGCCCCGATGTCCACGCCGCCGGTCATCTCAGCGATTTCAGTACGGAGGGCAGTAAGCTTTTCCTCGGCTTCCTTTTGTCTTTTCAGCATTCTCTCCACATCCATAGGAACACCGTTATACTTCATAATCCCACAGTAAACTGAAGTCGGCGATTCAACGCGCTCTACGATTTCTCTGTGATGGGGCAGGTTTTTGGCAAACCAGTTGTTGAATTTGTGATATAGCCGTAAGGTGTAGTCACTATCAGCACAAGCATAACGAAGGG